ATCAAAAAACCACGAAAACGCAAGTTTGACACAGCGAAAGTGCAAGCACTGGTCAAGAAGGGAATGATCGCAACAGACATAGCCAAAACACAGGGAGTAGCACTGTCAACGATCACACGCTATCTTGCAGAGCTCGACATAAAAGCTAAAGATATTCAACGTTATAAGTCAGACAGGGCCGATAGATTAGCACTCAATCAACTCAAAGCGGCAACGATTGCTGATATGATCGTGGACAAGTGGATTCAGGAGCCGGAGATATTAAATTCACAAGACGTGCGCACTCAAAAAGAAGTCCTAATCGCCGTAAACTCAGTGAAAACATATGATTACACGTCGGAACGCCTTGAGCGGGACAAGTCAACCATGATAGTCGGTTACGATCACCAGGCAATGGCGGATCGGCTGGCAGAGCTTAGGCAGATGCTTGCCGACGTAACTGAGGCCGAGATCGTAGATTGATGATACATAGACGATACTTAATATACACAAGCAGAGCATTTTAGCGGTAAGGCATGGCGTAAGGGCCGGGGTTACACGCGGTACAGCTACACGGTACAGGACATTGCACAAGCCACACATAGGACACCCGGCACGGTACGCAACGACATTGCCAGCGGCAAGATCATCCTGGGGGATATAGTGTCCATTGCAGAGTATATTGTACGCCATACACAAGATGTAGTGGTGATAATGCAGAGGGAAATGTAAGTGGTTGAAATCATTAGAGGCGATAGGGCCGATAAGAACCATTATGTAAACTTTGAGGAGGGGGGGTACCCCCGGGTTTCCACCGGGGCGGCAAGATACGTAGGTTCTCTCCCTCCATACGAAAATTATAAAAGGGGCCATGGACAAAGCTGAAGTCAGGGCGAAGATAAAAGCTGAGATACGGGAGCTGGAGGAGAAGGTATGGGCGAACCGTATCTATCATTTTCGTGAGGGTGGTATTTGGAGTCCGAATGGAGATCAGCGTCGTTTACTGGATGGTTGGAAGTTAAAGGACAAGAGCAAGTTTACGTTTACTGGAGGCAATCGTAAGGGCAAGACGACGATAGCCATATTGATTGCGTACAGTGTTTTATTTGGCGAATTTGTGTGGAGTGGAGAGAAATTGGAGTTCCCGCACAAGGAGCCGAGGCGTGTGATGTATGTAGGTCAGGGTTGGGAGACGCACATTAAGCAGACGGTAGAGCCTGAGTTGAGGAAATTATGGCCTATTTGTAGAAGGGTAGAGACGAGGAAGAACAATCAGGGTGTGGATGCGGTATGGATTGATGTCGAGACTGGCAGTTTATTGCAGGTGATGTCGAACAATCAGGAGAGCGATTCGTTTGAGGGGGGGCAATGGGATTTAATTGTATGGGATGAACCGCCGAGCAGGGCGAATCGGGTAGCGGCGACGCGTGGTTTGATTGACAGGGGGGGTCGAGAGTTGTTTGCCGCGACGTTGATTAAGGAAGCCTGGATGCACCGTGAGGTTATCAAAGCCCGGTTGGCTGATGGTTCGCCTGATCCGAGCGTATTCAATGTTGACGGAAAGATTTACGACAACGTCTCGCGTTGCAAGTGTGGGGGGTTTATTGTCAGTGAGGAGTTGAGGGATGGTGTGTATTGGGGGATGTGTGAGAGATGCGGCGAAGTCAGGGATTATGTTCGGTGGGGTTTGACGTTAGGGAATGTCGAGAATTTCGGAAGGAATCTGAAGGGTGCTGAGCGGGAGGCGCGGCTGGATGGGAAGCCGTCGTATTTAGGGAATCTGGTATTACCGAACTTTTCACGGGACACACATTGTGTCAGGCGTTTTCAGATACCACTCAACTGGGTGACGGATGTTTCGATAGACTTCCATCCCTCGAAGGCGTGGGCGGTTTTATTTGTTTCGACGGGTCCGAACAACTTTAAGTACGCGTCATATGCGATACATGAGAAGGGGAGTCCGAAATACATAGCCGAAGAGATTATCCGTATTGCGAAGTCGAACGAGCTTTTTATCAATTCCATCACAATTGATCCGTTGGCGAAGGGTGATGCAAACGCCCACGCAGACGAGACAGTATTCAAGGTCATGGAGAAGGTATTCAGGGCGTATAATTATAAGCTGGACACAGCCTCAAAGGAAAAAGAGAACGGCATTACACTGATAAACGATTTGCTCATGACGGAAAACGAGATGCCCGCCTTGTTCTTTTTCAACGATCTTGGAATAGTAATAGAGCAGGTAGAGGACTGGATGTATGATCCCGAGACGTTCAAGGCGTCCAAGGTGAACGACGATTTTTGCGAGGTTTTATACAGGATCATTTTGAGGAACACGCAATGGCAGGACCCGTATGAACGTGAAGCGCGTCTGAACAATCTCCCGCATCACGCGGATATGGGTGAAATCCAGTACGGATAGGAGTCGTTATGAGTCTTGCTGGTGGGCAAACGAAATGGTCAGCTAAAAGACTGGATTTGATGTCAACATGGTTTTTAGAAGCCAAGTTAAAAGAAATCAAAGATGATGCGGAGAAGGCAGAATTCGCCACCAAAGCGAAGGCTGAACTGGAGGCGAGGTATTACACGGTAGGCGGGGCGGGCGATTTTTTGGGCCCAGCACCACTACTCATGTTAAAATCCATTTTAGGGTGGTAGTGACGGATAGGAGGCGTTATGAGTAGTATTATTCCGAAAGAGCTAGGGACGCCGAAGCAATGGTTTGGTAGTCTTATTAACCCAAGCGAGTGGACGTCAACAGAGCCTTACTTTAAACAGGTCGCTGTTGCCGCGAAAGCTGCCGGGGAAGCTACGGCAAAGCAGAACGCCGAATTGGAGGCGAAGAAGGCATCGGACAAAATAGCCGCGGATGAAGCGTCCGCGAAAGAAGCCGCCGAGAAAGCGGCTGCCGCTCTCGCTCTGAGGAGAAGGGCGTCAAAGAAGTATTACACGGTAGGCGGGGCGCAGGGTCTATTAAGCGAAGCACCCGTTCTGTTAAAAACTCTTTTAGGGCAATAGGTGAACGACATGATACCATTAGTGACGACACAGGACAATATCGGGCGCACCATGATTGGCACGAGACAGCCAGGTTTCACGGATTTTGTGAAGTTAACAGCTGATACCGGGGTTACGCTTGTAGTGCCAACGAATGCCAATCACGCCCTCTTTTCCTGTAGTGCTGATTTCTACGTGCAGTACACTACCGACGCTCTGACTTCGGCTGTTTATGCGGCAAGCAATGCAGACCTCGACTCCGCTACCCGGACAAGTTCAGGGATAGAAATGAATCCCCAGTTGAGGTCGTTGGTCGATGTATCTGGTATAGGCGTTATCTCCGCTTCCGCCGGAACGATGACTATTTCGTGGTTTGGATAATGACAAACGAAGACATACAATACTGGCTTGATACTCTTGCCGAGAAGAAGACTGCCCGTTCGCAGTTTGATAACGTATGGCAGGAGATACGCGACTATATGCTCCCGAACCGTCCAAGTTTTACGAGTGTCGAGGTCAAGGGCAAGAAGACCATGGACAAAATCAAGGACGGGACGGCCATATACGCCTTAAATGTCTGCAAGGCCGGGATCAACGGTATGCTGACCAATGCGGCACTCCCCTGGCACGGGATTGAAACGACCGACCATAGTCTTAATTCGGAACCGGCGATGCGTGAGGCCCTTCAGGAAGTAAACGATATAATGCCGGTAGAGTATCACAATTCAAACTTCTACACGAACATAGACGGAATTTACGAAGAAGTAATAGGATTTGGACAATCGGGCCTGTTTATAGGCGAAGGCAAGAGCACGGCCCTCAATTTTATACCTGTGGCCTTGCGGGACTGCTACATTGATACCAATTCCGAAGGTAAGGTCGATACCCTGCTCAGAGTGCAACGAATGACAGCTAGGCAGGCAGAGCAATCCTTTGAGACATTAACGCCCCGGATGAACGAAATCCTCAGGGATCGCAAAACAGACAAAGAATTTGAAGTACTGCATGTAGTCTGTCCGAGGAAGGACAGGGAACTCGATAAAAAAGGAAACTATAAAAAGGACAATATGAACAAGGCATTTGCCTCATTTTATATTGCCACCGAAGAGAAAAAGGTTCTTGAAGAGGGCGGGTATGACGAGTTTCCGTATGCGGTGCCGAGACTGTTTGCCATGTCAGGCGATGAATACGGAAGGGGGCTTGGGTGGAACGCCTTGCCGGACACGAAGATGCTCAACACCATGGAAACGACCGGCATCCGGGCATGGCAGAAGGCCACCGATCCACCCGTAGTGTTGCCGGACGAGGGTTTTTCACTGCCTGTCAGGGTTGGCCCCGGCGGTGTCAATTACAATTCCAACTGGGATAAGCCCGGTTCGGAAGCAAGAAGCCTGTATGGGGCAGGAAGTTTTCAGCAGTTACCGAGCTTTGAGCAGAAGTGTGAGCAGAAAAGGGCTCAGATACGGGAATTTTTCTTCTACAAGCAATTCAGCACGCAGCAGGAAGGGCAACCAAGGACAGCATCGGAAATTATTCAGATTGCGTCTGAAAACCTGAAAATACTTGGGCCGCTCCTGAACAGGTTCATGGAAGAGTTGTTGAAGCCCGTCATTATACGGTCGTTCTGGATACTGTACCGGGCGGGAAAATTCCCGAAACTGAGGACATTGGTAGAATCTTCTCAGAATCCGATAGAGTTCAAGATTGTGTATTTGTCGCCCATCGCAAAGGCGCAGAGACTGTATGAGGCGCAGGAGCTTCAGAATGCCTTTGGCCTTATCATGTCGGTTGCACAGATAAAACCCGAACTCCTCGATAACATAAGCGGAGACAAGTTCTTCTCGGTAACGTCAGAACTCTATCCGGCGGTACTCAAAATAGCGGAAACCCCGGCAGACGTGAAGAAAATCAGAAAAACACGAGCCGAAGAAGCACTCCGGGCACAGGGGATGCAGGAAACAGGCGGGATGCTCGAAGGGGCGAAAACAGCATCAGAAACAGACCCGAACGAAGGACTGCTCGGCGCATTAAGCGGGAATATCGGCCTATGAGAACACGGCAAGTAATAATCCCGATGCGGGAACTGGCAATGATGGGAAGCGGCTTTTTCGTGAAGCAGCTCTTGAGAGGCCATGGCTTGAATCCTGATGGCGATATACGGAGATTCATAGATAAAGACCTTGAAGCAATGGTTTACACGGAAGTTTTGGAGGGGATAGATGAAAGACCCGGTGAGATTAGAGAGGTATCAGCGGTGGAGGGCGGTGTTCGGGACATCGCAGGGCGAGTCGGTTCTTGAAGAACTGAAAAAGATGACAGGACAGAACACAAGTTCAGTCATGCTACGGGCCGATGGAACGATAGATCAAAGCCATGTGTTTGTAAAAGAGGGGCGCAGGAGTATCTGGCTGGACATCCAGAACGTATTGAAGGAACCGCCAGAAATACCGGAGGAAACAGATGAAGGGGAGAATTGAAAAGATACGGAAAGCATTGACGGAGGGGAAGCTGTATCAGGCCACGGATGACGATTTAGTCATTATCGGATTACGAATCATAGAACTTATGGAGGAAAAACATGGAAGAGGGGATGCAAAGCCAGGAACAAGGAAGCGAAAGTCAGGGAGGCGAAAGCCAGGACTACCGGACACAGTTGTCGGAGGACCTGAGGACGCCGCTTGAGAAGTTTCCCGATGTAGAGGGGCTGGCACGGGGGTACATTGCTCTTGAAAAAGATGCAAGCCGGTTACGGAATGCCAAGGGGATAATCAAACCGGGAGAAAACGCCACACCCGAGCAGATCAAGGAATACCACACCGCGTTAGGTGTTCCTGATGGTCCCGATGGGTACGAGCTGAGTGCGCCTGAACTTCCTGAAGGAATGATATTCAACGAGGAACGGGTGAAAAAGTTCGCGGAACTCGCACACAAAAACGGGATTCCCAAACAGGCGTTTGAAGCCATTGTATCGGCATACAACGAGGACCAGATTGCCGAGCATAAAGAAATGCAGAAGGCACAGCAAAAGTTTTATGATGACGCGGTTGTCGCCCTTAAAACCGATTGGGGTGAGGACTACGAACCGAATCTGTCGAAAGCCGATTCGGTGGTCGATAAAGTCTTTGGCCCGGAGTTCAAGAAGCTCGTCAAGGAAACGGGCATGGGGAATCACCCCGACTTTGTAAAGGGCATGTATGCACTCTCACAGTCTATAGGGGAGCGATCCCTGCCAAAACCAGGCGCAGGGAAAGGAAATACTACCATTACATGGGAAAAACTTGTAAGCATGAAGATGGACCCCAAGTATTGCGAAATAGGGAAAAGAGACCCTGCTTACATCAAGGAGGTAGAAGCTGCAAACAGGGAATATGCTGAGTCGTTGGGCGCGGAAAGCTAACCCATAACTATTAACAATCAAGACGGCCCATAATAAGAAGGAACGACCCCTTTGGTAATCGTCTCCTTTCAATAGTTGGCAACCGAAACGGACAATGGTTTTGAATGTAACTAACTGAAAGGAGAACGAAGTATGGCTAACACAATAAGCACATCCTTTATTACCGACTATGATTCAGACGTCCACGTCGCGTATCAGCAGTACGGTAGTAAACTCGCGAATACTGTCCGGCGTAAAATCCTTTTACCTGGACAGACGGTAAGTTTCAAAGTTTATGGGAAGGGAATCGCAACCGACAAAGCCAGGAATGGCGATGTTGTTCCGATGAACCCCGTACATTCCAATGTTACCGCAACAGCAACGGACAAATACGCTCCTGAGTACGTTGATAAACTCGACGAACTCAAGACCAATTCAGATGAACGGATGCTGGCGGCGAGGTCAGGCGCGGCAGCCCTTGGCCGGGAAGTGGACAGCCGGATTACGACTGTCATGGATGCGGCGACGACCAATACGGGGGCAGTGGGAGGAACGGGTCTTACCAAACAAAAAATCCTCCAATCCATCATTGCTTTGAATAA